AAGTAGCCAGCCATTCCCGAGATGCCTGCTTGAGCTGGCATACAATCAGGGTTAGCGTTCACAACGGACACGATGCCGTGGTCACTTTGATACAGGTCAACAGATAGCTTGATGCTACCGCTGTTGCCGTCATAGTTGACTGCACGTACGTTCTCAGTAGCACTGCCGCTGATGCGAGCGAAGTCACTGATGTCCTGACGGAGAGCTGTGTCAGCAACGAGCATAAGGTTGTTGGTTGTACCAGTAACCTTGAAGATCGAAGAGATGATGCTGTTCAGTTCAGTTTCAGCGAATGTGCCTTCAGCAGCAGTAACATCAGCGATGCTTGCAGCTGGAGTTTGGAACGCAGCAGGTACGTTACCCGAACCAGCAGCATTTTGAATCCAGTCACCAAGACCACCAAGGCGGTTGACTACACCAGCACCGTCTTCGGTTGTCTGAGTGTTAGCAGAAGCAAGGCTTGCTTCGATGTCGCGCTTGAGTTCACGGATTGCTTTAGCTTCAGCTTGAGCAACTTTAGCTGGACCAACTGAATCGACTGCTTCTTGCAGATCGGAAACTTTGTAGTCCCGGCGGAACTTTTGAACGCGGTTACCAAGACGAGCACGGCCAGCGAACTGGTCAGTGAATGTGGTTACGTCAGCACCTTCGGCGATCCCAGCTGTGCTAGGAGCAGAAAGAGCGTCAACAGTCCACTCAACTTTAGTTGCGGATGCTTTTTGCTTGTTAGCCGAAGAAAGGATAGGAGTTTCTTCAGGAGCAAGGATAGTCAAGACGTCGGTCAAGTCCTCGCGGTTAGATACACCAGAACCGGTGTTTGTAGTATCGTATGTATTAGAGAATGCCATAATTATATAGAGTTAGTTAATGAATTAGTTAATGAATTAGTTAATGGCGAGAAGCCATTTTGAATTTCCTGAGGTTGGCGAAATCGTTTGCGCTACCCGTCTGTTTGAACCTAGCCTCTAATTCCTTTAGGGCTTTGGCTGTTCTTCCCATTCCCTTGTCGGGTTTGGAAGCTGATGGACTTGCTGATTTGGGGGGATTTAATACAGCGGATGTCTTACGCTCAGTAACGGGCTTACGTCCGTAGATACTGTTAGTAGCGTGAGCGAACCAATAATCCAATTGTGCAGCTACCTCTGGTGCTTCCCGCTTAACAACTTTCTTCAGTTGCTTAAAACGTTCGTCACCTACAGTGGCTTCAAATTGTTTGCGTAAGTCATTGTCCTCACCTTCCAACCAGGTCAGTTCTTTTCTGGCACGTTCTGAGAAAGAATCAGCGAGCTGTTCTCCTTCAATTTGTGCCTGAACCTTCTTGAGTTGATCGGGGAGAAAAGTTTTCTGTGCTTTACGGGCTTTCAATAAAGCCTGTCGCACGTCCTTCTTTGTCCACTCCTTACCTTCGATTTCGGTTACAATGTCATCAGCGGCATAGCCATCGCTCTCAAACAGAATATCCTCAGCCCATTCAACAACTTGGTCGACTTCCCCCGCTTTGGCCTGTAACTTCTCGACAGAATCAAGGTTACCGTAGGGGTTATTTTCAACCTTCTTGGTTTCTAATGGGTTAGGTGTTTCTTTGAGTTTAGCTTCTAGACTAGCTAGACGTTCTTCGGCAGCTTTGCGCTTCGCAGTCAATTCACCGAATCGAGCTACAGCACGGCTACCTAGCTTGTCAGCCAGTTCCCGCAAATCCTCCTCGGACATATCGTCCAAGTCCAACTGTGAAAGAACATCTTCGGACTCCTCGGTTTCCTCATCGGTTTCCTCGGTTTCAACTGATTCCTCAGCTTCCTCCTCAGTTACCTCTTCGGTTTCCTGCTCCTCGGTTTCTTCGACCTCTTCCTCTTGTGGCTCTTCAGCTACAGGATTTAGTTGTCCAAGTCTCCGCATTGCGAAATCCTCGACGGATATATTATTATTGTCCACTGAACTTTGGTCTGCCTCAGCGTTAGCAGTTTCGATTTCGTCTGTCATATTATTACCACTCATTAACGCCGAGCGATGGCGATGAGCGCATTATAACATACGTGTTTACATTCTATCTGAATGCTTCAATCGAAGCTTGTCCCACCCTGACATTTGCAGGATTTGATCATAGGTAATGATTCGACCGGAAACCTGTTGAATAGTCTCACTTGATGCTTCGTGCATCTCACTGATAGTCTCCTCCCGGAGTTCGTGAATCATCTTAATAAACCGAGCAAAGGATTCATAGCTGTGCAAGCTATTGATATCGTCTTGTATATTCATATTATTGAGCTGGAGTAAACGCTAGTGAATACATTCGACTTGCTTCTCTGCGTCGATCACTATGAGATTTTTTTTCATTAGGGCGTAAGAAGATTTTCTCGAATGCATCGGAAATCTCTATGGGGTCATTGGACTTAGCAAATAATTCTCTTAGGTCTTCCGCGTTTCCATAACCAAGGTGCTCTTGTTCGTCCCCNTAAATACTATCGTGTACATAGCCAACTTGAGAATCAACACTGTCTTTAAGCTTTTTGCGTTTTAAATACTTCTTNTAGTTTGGTTTGTGGAAGTCGAACTGGAATAATCCCTCGCCTGGNCCCTTATTCTGCTTTTGCTTGTAATCAAATGTATTACCAGTTTCCACGTGAATATTACCTAGTATGCCAGAAAGCATTGGTGCGCTATATCCAAATTTTTCTTGAATGCTAGCAGCCACATTCCTCATACGAGAATCCAATTCAATTTGTTTTGCTCGCCTCTGGGCTTGTTGAGATGTGGTAATATTNTCCATTATAGGTTCTGTGTATCGATGTCTCCCATTTGTGCGGGTGCTGTACCTACTCGACCAATCTGAGCATTCTGTGCTTGCTGCATCTGGAAGGTGTACTGACCAGCGTACTTCTGTAGTCGAGCCGCAAATGCCTCATCCGTCTGAGCACGTTGTGCTACATCGGGCTGTTGAGTGTACTGCTGGATAACCTGCAATGCAATCTGAGCACCCGCTGGACGTGCAGGCATTTCGATACCAGCAAAGATCTTGGATAGATCATCAGTGACCTGCTTTACTACTTCCTGCTGTGCTGTCTCAACTGGCTGAAGGACTGCGTCAGCCATCACTGGGTCAATGCTATTAGCAATGACATCCAGCAGGGCATCTACGTTCAGACGGTTGTTAGCGTTTAACTGATTAAGTGCTACGAACTGCTGAGTCTTCGCCTCGATAGTCTGAGGGTCAGTGTTCTGCACATCGAAGTTAATCATAATGTCAAAGTTCTCATCAGCGTTCCCCTTGTCAAATGACTGAGGGTCAGGGACACCTGTTACACGGAAAAAGATCTCGTCGGGTCCAAAGCGTTGGAAGCACTTGAATGCCATACGCAGAACCTCTGCTGTGTGGCTAAGGAACTTATCAACTAGGAACTGCTTGCGAATCTGGCTAATGCTGCCCTCTTCATCGAGTCCAACTAAGCGATCAGCTAAATCCAACAGTGTGGATTCCATCTCGATTGATCCAGTAGGAGGCGGAGGTGTAGGAGCAAAATCCAAGTCACCCTTGCGGCGATAAGGAATCATACGACCTGGACCCCAATCAGTAGGTGCTTGACCAACTGGATGTAGGATCGGAGGTAGGGTAGATAGGCTGTTGCGGTCAGTACGTGAATCACGCTCAACCTTTACTTGGTTCTGTAGACCCCGCAGTAAAGAAGGTACAGTCGATGTGTCATAGAGACGCTTGCTGTCCTCGGATAACTTGGTTACTACTACAGGGTAGTCCTCGTAGCCATTGAGTAACTCGAACTTAGCATAGCCTTGAGTCATCTCATCACCACTGAACTCCCGGTGGAATACAGTGCAGTAAATGCCCTCCGCTCCATCCTCTTGGTCAATTAGTCGCTGATATCCGTAGCAGATCTCAATGAGTTCGTCAGCTTGGTAAGCATTGTCAGTAAGGCTAATACTGCGACGACCTTCTTGCTCGCGTTCAATGGAGTCAATATTAACACCCCGATACTTTTCGATAACGTGGTCAACGAAGTCCTGATCCCATCCATCTGTTGTTACCTTGTTTTCTAGTTCTTGTGGGGTGTAGTAAGTTCGCCAGAAGCAGTAAGGTGCTCGCTGTGGGTCAGTCACATACGGAGGAAAGAAGAAGTCCCCATCTGGGGCTAGTGTCTTTACTTCGGGTGCGTTGACCTGTCGGCGCACAATAGGCAACTCAGCTAGACCATCCTTGCGTAAAGCTTTGAGTGCCTTCTTTGCTCGCTTCTTGGTTGTTCCTTCAAATGTAGCTTGTAGCAGGGCAATCAACTCCTCGTCGTCGTTCCCGTCTTGAATAGCAACAGCTACATCCGGGCTGACTTGTGCAATCTGATTAATGTCAAGTTCCTGTAGGAACCGTCGATCTTCACGCTGCCATCCGACATACGTGATCAGTATACCCCGCTCAAGCAAATAGTTAGCACCGAGTTCCATCTCGCGGTAGAAGCGTGGGATATATCCCGAACTTACCATCCACTTTAGGAAACCCGAAACAATGCGGCTCCGAGCAATATCACCACTCTCAACTGGAAATGCTCGTACATTGGCTCGATTCAACGATGCCATAAAAAGAGATACTAGACGAGTAATGCGCTCATCAATCAAGTGGCACTCCATATCTGACGCACCCTCCCAAGGGAAAGCATCAGCCCCGTGCTTGCGATGATCTCGGCTCTTGCCGGGCCACCAGTTACGGCGGTCATCGTAACTAGTACGGCATAGGTCAAAGTAAGCATCAAGCTCAGTTACTGTTTGCTCATAAGCAAAACGTAGGGTCTTGATATCGGGTTCATCCTGGACGTATGTCAAGGACTCAGAGATTGATTCATTCAGCATTTTCTTCTGCGAGTCGTTTTTGTATAGATTTAAGCAATCGAATAGTGTAAGTCGATGATACGCCTATTGTATCACATAGGTCACCATTTGTCATTGCTACTCCACTTTCGTGAAGGACGTGACGACGAAGTATCTCCCAGCTTGCTAATCGGTCGGACTGTTCCCTGCACCAGTTGCGATCAAGGGTAATGTGTTCATTTTCCAACATAGCGGTAGCTTATTCCCTTTTTGTCCTCAATAGCCTCAAAGGTTATCACCTTCTTAATGAAATGACCCTGCCACTTGCGAGGCAGTAAAACATTTACCCTCTTGCCAATCTCNTTGCTAAAGACGACGTTGTACTTAGGGTTAGGGCATTCTGCTAGTACAGTTCCCTTGTAGTGCTTAGGAATGATTTCCTCTATCATAAAGGACTCCTCAAGGATGGAAGCACCTTCCTCAGTTACCCAAGTGTTTCTTCCTTTACCAGTAAGTGAACCCTCTGGCAGCTTATCGGTTGCGATTTTCATAGCTTCCTCGAACGTAACTTCTTGTTCTTCAGCTATTAGTGTTAGTTTCTTCTTCGGCATTAGTATCCTCCCTTTCGAGTATTAGTTGTTTGCATATCATTTGATGAGAAAAAGTCCGGTCCCTCTCCGCCGTTCGACATTCGCAAATATCGAATAACGTCAAAGAAATCCTTCAGTGGCTCGTCACTTTTCCCCGCTGAGTTGTAGTTAATAAGGCTGTCGATAAGGTTACCGCAGTCCTTGTGAATATAGCATAGAGGGCGATTGGCTTCGTCTACCCCTACGTTGGGGTTATAGTTAAACCAATCATCAAGGGCAGTAATCCCCTGTTCCTCCATCTTGCCGTCCGATGGTATAAAGCTTAGACCGTAATCATAGAACGAAGTAAATAGGTCATCATTGTTCTCATTCTCTCGAGCGAAGAAACGTGAGTCCCCGATTCTCTCGGTTACTTCTATCTGTAGGTCATCCTCAATCTCCTTGAATAACTCACAGTACCCCTCGACATTTAACCCGATCTTCTTGGCTGCTGGTCCGTACTTCCACTTAGGATCCCCGAACATAGCCCACTCGCCGTACGTATCCCGGTCAGGCCACTCCTTGCGAATATATACTTCACCGTGTTCGTTTACACCAGCCCAGATGCAGGTGTAGTTCCTTGCACCAGCGGGGTCAACTACCTGGTAGCAGGTGAACTCCGACTTATTCGAGATGTCGGGGAACGTCATCTCGTACTTATTGGGTTCCTCTGATAGTACGTTTACCTCAGTATTGAAGAATGGTAATAAAGCATTAGCGGACTTAACAGGTAAGCCGTAGGCACGAACCTTGATCTCATCATCAGGGCGACCAGCTAGGTCCTTTGCAATTCGCTCATAGCCACCGAATGGGTTCTCGTCCGAGTGCAGGTAGATCACAGCCGCATCACGGCTAGGGCTGTACTGCTTGATAGGTAACTCCTTGCCATTAAGTAAAGCCGCAGGTCGAGTCTCCAGTGTCTCGGCTCCCTTTAAGTAGTCCGAGATGAATGGCGTGTACCCGTCAATCGGGGTAAAACCAATTACCATCTTGGAGTCCCGTGTAGCTAGTCGGAAACGTAGGGTATTAACCAGAGCAGCATCACCTAGGTACTCGTCCAGCCAGGCTCCTATGTTGGACTCCTCACCAGCCTTGATGTTCTCCTTGCGGAACCCGAACTCGAAACCCTCAAGGATAGTAGCATTGTTGCTGTACTGCGTGTAGGTCTTGAAGTCCACACGTGTCCTTGTATCAGGGAACACAAAGGAACTACCCGTGAAACCATTCTGCATAGAATAATTGATATAACCATCAATGCTCTTGGTCTTCTTCTTGAACTCCTTGGGCATCATCTCCCAGATGGCTGGCTGCTGTACCTTAATAGAGGTATCCGCATTCTGAGAAAAACAAACAATGTGACCGTCATTGTTGGAACTAACAGCCTCCATTATGCGCTTTGCACAGCCCGTTGTTTTGCCGGAATTATGATTTACTACATTGCCAATTAAGTAATTATGGTAAGTTGGAACCGTAAAATCCCACACGGTATCCCTTCGGAGGAAATAGTTGCTTACCCGTATGCTATAATATGATCTATTATCACCATAACAACTATATGCCAAAATACAATAGCATCGAATACCCTGTGGACCAGATACGAGACTGGATTGAATCCCAAGGGAAAACTCAACAATGGATTGCTGATAAACTTCAAGTGACTCTTGACCCTCGTGTAACTGCGAAGCTGATTTACAAGGTTTGCAAGAAGCATCAGATAAAGTGTCAGAGGACTGGTCCTCGATCTGGAGAGGGTCACCCTGAATGGAAGGGAGGTCGAATACTAAATAAAGACGGATACATTGAGGTTTATTCTCCTGATTCTCCAATGCGGAGAAAGCGCACTCCATACGTTTTAGAGCATCGTCTAGTGGTGTCAAAGAGTCTAGGTCGTCCTCTAACAAGACAGGAGGTAGTCCATCACATTGACGGAAATAAACAGAACAACGCCATTGAGAACCTTGAGCTATTCCAAAACAATGCTGAACACCTTCGCGTAACTCTGAAAGGTAAATGTCCACAGTGGACACCAGAAGGGTACTTGCGGATGAAGGAAGCAGCTTCAAGGAAGCATCAGGCGGCTTTGGAACGTCAAGAAATGTTACGTCAGCTATCGGATGGTATGAACCAAAAGAAAGAACCCTGTGAGTGCTGGAGCAGTGAATCTCTTCGCCGTCGCTTAATTGATAGCAGTATAAGTCTTGAGCAGGCTTACGAAATGGGGCCAGAGCTTTTGATTCAAGAAGTCGGTCGTTGATCTCATCATAGGCTATTACATTAAAGTCGCCGTCAATCTCATCGACACGGCGGCTTTTTTGTGCAACGGGGTCAAAGATTTCTTGCTCAGCCGCTAGACAGCGATTTCCACCTAGGGCTAATACCTCATTGTAATCCTTGAAGGAGTCCGTCATACGTTCCCAGCCCGGAAGGTCGAACCCGTGGCGGATGGGATCCTCTGTAGCTGCCTGTATGCGTCCCTCGTGCGCCTTGTGGAGTTCCTCAAGTAACTTAGGGTCAGCCTCGCCAAGGAGGACTATCTCCTCGTCCGTGGGTGGCTTGAGGATAGGGTGCTCTGTGAATTCAATTGGCATTACTTTGACTTAGCTGGCTTGTCCATCTTCTGGACTGCTGGCTTCTTACTCCAATCAATATCGTCGTAGTTCTTACGCTGTTTCTCAGC